TAGATGGTTTTGAAATGGACGAAGAAGATCTAGAAGGAATGTACGAAAGTAAAGAAAAAGACGACTATGGTCGAAACCACTATCCTGAGAAAGGAGAATATACTAAACTTAGTGATGAAGAGAGAGAAGCTATGAAAAAAGATAAATTAGGTATGAATGAAAATGAAATAGGAGATGCTGACGATAATGTAGGTACGGGATATAAAAATGCTAGAGACATTATTAATTATTTAAGAGAAAAAATTTACCCTTATATGAACGATGCAGAACTTCAAGAATTTAATGATGAGATGCATACACATTTTGCTAGTAATAGTAGTAGGTTTGTTAAAGAAGGAGAAGATATTTGTTCATGCTGTGATAATCCAATAGTAAATGGAAGCTGTGGTTGTCCTGATGATTGTCCACACTGTGGAGGAAAAGGAAAAGTAGATGAAGGAGTTGGTAAAACGAAAAAAGCTTACGATCTTTTAGTTAATAAAATGAAAGAACTTGCTAAACAGTATAAAGCAGGTGATAAATCTGTAGTTGATCAATTAAAAGATCTAACTGCTAAAAAAAGAAAACTTGAAGATATGTTAGATCAAGATGTTTCTAATATAGGAAAAGACCAAGAATTAACTGAAGGTAGAGGTGATATGGAAGAAATTCATGCAATTATTAGACAGAGAGCTATAGAATCTGGAGAAACAACACCTATTGAAGCAGCTGAAATTATTATGGATTTAGCAGACGAATACGATATAGATTTAGATACTATCAAGCAAGATTACTTTGAAGAAGGTAAATACAAATCAGATGCTCAAAGAAAAGCAATATATGCTACTAAAGCTGAAAAAGAAAAAAATGAAGAAAAAAGATCTTAATAAAATAATATTAGAAGCATACGAAGAAGTATTAGTAGAGCTTAATGAAGCTCCTGAAGGGATGTACTACATTAAAACTACTATAAGAGATGCAAGATATGCTCTTGCTCATTTAGACGATAAATATAAAGGTGAATTTGAGGTTAATGATCCTAATGTTTTTTATTTTACTGACGAACGAACTGCTAACGATGTAATAGAAGAGTTTGGTTTTTTAGGTATAACTGTAATAGATCATAACTTAGATGAATACGAATCCTTAAATGAATCACTTTTAGATGAAGTAGAAGACGAAGAACCACAACCAGAAGAGCCAGGTGAAGAAGAAGGAGCAGTACTAGAAGATGCTACCGACACTATATTAGGTAGATTTCCTACATTAAAAGCTGCTATAACAAAACTACAAACAGATGATTTTAAAGAGTTTGTAGATAGTATAGATTGGATTTCACCAAGACCTACTTCATTTAGAGTAAATCTTAAAAACGGTCAAGATTATATTTTAAAATGGACAGGTAAAACTTTTGAGGCTCAGATACTTGGCAAAAGATACTTACTTTCAAATATAGCTGATTACCAGCAAGCATTAGATAAACTAGCTATTCTATATAGAGAAGCTCCAATGAAAGGAGCTGGTGAAGAAGAACCAGCAGATGCAGCAGACATTGGATCAGCTGATACAGGAGGAGGAGACTTTCCAGGAGGAGAAGGTGGAACTGATACAGGAGGGGATGACTTAGGAGATGAACCAGCAGCAGAACCAGCAGATTTATCTGACGAACCTGTAGACTTCGAAGCAGGTGAAGAACCAGAAGCATAATGAATATAACAGACAAGCTCTATACTGAATGGGCCTGGAGAACTGAATCAGGTGTTCCGGACATTAATAATTCGAAAGATAAGAGAGTACTTGATAAATTAATCTCTGAATTAACTGAAGAGGCTAAACCAATAACTAAAGATGATATAGTAGCCCTTTTAAGTTCTATTGAAAACGATACTGAAGCACTACAGCATATAAAAAAATACATTTCAAACAGACCTAGTCAAAATGGTTTTTTTGAATATATTAAATCAAAAAATATAGATGACAGTACTTTAGAATCTGGAGATGCTGCACAAAGAGTATTTAATGTACTATCTAATAATGATCAATTATCTGATTACATGCAGTATATTAAAAAGCCAATCAATTTTGCACAATTAGGAGCTTCTGGTAACTTAGTTTCAGCTTTACAGGATAAATTAACTTCTGATACAGTACAACTTCTTATCAACATAGGAGGGCAAGAAGGAGGAAGAGGAGTAGGAAAAGCTGAAATAGGTTTGGCAACATTAGTAGGAGATGTAAAAATGATGAAAGGTGGAAAAGGAGATTTAGATTGGAACGGAAAATATTTAGAAGTAAAAGGAACAGCAGCAAGATTAGGAAAAAGAGACCACTCTTTTACTGGAGGTGCAAAAATATTAGACACTGTTGAAGAATTAGGATTAGATAAAAATAGACCTGACAGATTCATGCCAGCTATACAACAACAAGCTCCTGATAGATATAAACAAGCCGTTAAAGATTTAAAAGACTTACTGTCTCAAGTTTATGATTCTGAATTAGTTAATACATATATAACTGACGAATCAAGTAGTGATACAAATACTTTAAGAGTAGCCTTACAAAAAGTATATGCAGGAACATATGCTAAAAGAGAAGGAGTAGATCATTTTATATTTGTAGATACATCTAAAAATTTTGGTAGCTTTATGTCTCTATCACCAGAGCAATTAATAAACTACATAGGAGAAAATCCTAAATCTTTTTCCAATCCAATTAACTTAAATAATGGGCTAGCACCCCAAGTATTTAGAGGAGGAATAAAATAGTTATGAGTAAAGATATAAAAAAGATAATAGCACAAGAGTATATCAAGTGTGCTAAAGATCCAGCGTACTTTATGAGAAAGTACTGTCACATTCAACACCCTACAAGGGGGAGGATCTTATTTAACCTATATCCATTTCAAGATAAAATTTTAAACCTCTTTAAAGATAATCAATATATTATTACTTTAAAATCAAGACAGCTTGGTATATCAACTCTAGCTGCAGCATATAGTTTGTGGCTAATGTTATTTCATAAAGATAAAAACGTTCTTGCTTTAGCTACTACTCAAGCAACTGCTAGAAACCTAGTAACCAAAGTTATCTTTATGTATGATCAACTACCAAAATGGTTAAGGTTAGCATCAACTGAGAAAAATAAATTATCATTAAGACTAAAAAACGGATCTAAAATAACAGCTAAATCATCCTCACCAGATGCTGCAAGGTCAGAAGCGGTATCACTATTACTGATGGATGAGGCAGCATTTATAGAAAACGTAGATGAAACATTTACTGCCGCACAACAGACCCTAGCTACCGGTGGGCAGTGTATGGCACTATCAACTCCTAACGGTGTTGGTAACTGGTTCCATCAAACATGGGAAAAAGCTGAATCAAGAGAAAATAGTTTTCTTCCTATAAGATTACCATGGACTGTTCACCCAGAAAGAGATCAAAAATGGAGAGACCAGCAAGACTCAGACCTAGGTCCTAGAATGGCAGGTCAGGAATGTGATTGTGATTTCTTAGCCTCTGGTGATACAGTATTTGAACCTGATGATATGTCTTTCTATGAACAAACATATGAAAAGGATCCTCTTGAAAGAAGAGGTGTAGACGGTAACTTATGGGTATGGGAAGGTGTAGATTACAGAAAAGATTATATGGTAGTAGCCGATGTAGCAAGAGGTGATTCAACAGACTACTCAGCCTTCCACGTATTTGATATAGATCAATGTGTTCAAGTAGCGGAATATAAAGGTAAACTTTCACCTAAAGATTTTGGAAATGTACTAGTAGGTATAGCATCAGAATATAATGATGCACTACTTGTGTGTGAAAATGCAAATATAGGATGGGCAACCATAGAGCAGTTACTTGAAAGAGAGTATAAGAACATATATTATAGTTCTACAACTAATATGGAATCAGTAGAATCTTATATGCATAAATTTGAAAGAGATAAACTTGTACCTGGGTTTACTATGTCAGCCAGAACAAGACCCTTAGTAATTGCTAAAATGATAGAATACATAAGAGATCATTCAGTTACAATTCAATCTAAAAGATTAATGGCTGAAATGAGAGTATTCATATGGAAAAACGGAAAAGCACAAGCACAAGATAGGTATAACGATGATTTAATTATATCATGTGCAACTGCCCTATATGTAAGAGATACTGCACTTAGATTAAGACAGCAAGGTATGGACCTAGCTAGAGCTCAATTATCTTCATTTAATAACCTAAATGCTAAAAATCAAGCTGTTATGAGAAATGTTGGTAATATGAAAGAAAATCCTTATCTTTATAAGACAGCCCGTGGTGAAGAAGATCTGCGTTGGCTTTTAAAATAACACTATTTATATATATAAATTCAAATAGATGGCAGATAAATCCGTATTTGGTAGATTAAGAAGACTATTTTCAAACGACGTAGTTGTTAGAAATATTGGAGGAGACCAGTTAAAAGTAGCTGATGTTAATCAAATTCAATCTACCGGTAGATATCAAACAAACTCATTAGTAGATAGATTTAGTAGATTATACATCTATAATAATAGAAACATTTTTAACCCAAACCTTAATTATCAAACATTAAGGATCCAGCTATATTCTGATTATGAAGCAATGGATACAGATCCAATCATAGCCTCAGCTCTAGATATCATAGCTGATGAATCAACAGTTAAAAACGATCAAAATGAGATTTTAGCAATAAAATCATCAGATGAAAATATACAAAGAGTTTTATATAACCTTTTCTATGACGTATTAAATATAGAATTTAACTTATGGTCATGGACAAGAAACATGTGTAAGTATGGAGACTTTTTCTTAAAGTTAGAAATAGCTGAGAAGTTTGGAGTATATAACGTATTACCGTATACAGTCTACCATATGATTAGAGAAGAAGGAACAGATCCAGAAAATCCGGCTAAAGTAAACTTTAGATTAGATCCTGACGGTTTAGCTTCTTCACAGCACCCTAATTACTTACCAAAAAGAAGAGATGAATCAAAAGTAGTAGAATTCGATAATTACGAAATTGCACACTTTAGACTAATCTCAGATACAAATTACCTACCTTATGGTAGATCATATTTAGAACCAGCTAGAAAGATTTTCAAGCAAGTAACTCTTATGGAAGATGCGATGTTAATTCACCGTATAATGAGAGCTCCTGAAAAGAGAATGTTTTATATTAATGTAGGTTCTATTCCACCACAAGAGGTAGAGCAGTTCATGCAAAAGACTATCAATCAAATGAAAAAGACTCCTTACATAGGAGATGATGGTCAATATAACCTTAGATTTAATATGCAGAATATGATGGAAGACTTCTATCTACCTGTTAGAGGAGGTGATACTTCTACTCGTATTGAAACTACAAAAGGTTTAGAGTACGATGGAACTAAAGATGTTGAGTACTTACAAGCTAAAATGTTTGCAGCTCTTAAAATACCAAAAGCATATTTTGGATTTGAAGGAGACCTTCAAGGTA